GTGACCTCACCAACTACCTGCGGTACCGATACCGAGAAGGAGTTGTCTACCATCCCCGTGATGATATGACTCTCCCAGACCTCACGATCGAGAACGCCATTTTCATGGATCATGACCATCCTTTTGCTCCCCATTATTTCACAAGGGCCGAAGCACGAGCGGGCATTCACCGCTTCAACGACATCGAAGATGTCCGCCGCTTCGCCGGATATACTGGACTAGGAGCAGAGGGAAGGTTCGAGTACGTTGGCCCTGAAGCCAATGTTCTCGAAGCCATTGAACTTGACGGAGAAACGCCCGAAGAGATCTTTAATTGGATGAGACTTTCAGGCATTTACGCAACCAACGACTCCAAGCAGAACATCCGCTTGGCTTTTGGTGGTCGCCCAAATGCCGCTGTCATTCGTCGGGCTGTAGCCTGTGTGATTGCGGAGTACCGACAAATCATCACCTCCACAGCCGTGAATTTCACCTCTTACGGCATCACCATCCGCCTTCTCAATGATTCTACTAGGATCTCAATGACCAGGCGGTGCATCGCACGACTACTTCGATTTGGCCCTCGGAATGCATTGGAAGAAATAGCCTGGTCGTCATACCACCCCTTTGACAAGGAATATTTCTACGAGAAAGGAACGGACTTCAGCAGATGGTTCGTGCGTCAAAACATCTTTACGCGCTTTATCATCTCATACCTAGCCGGAATTGCCATTGCCAGCATCTTCAATCTGATTGTTGGAGGGATCACCAAAGTGATTACCCGTCTTGTCACTCCGAAAAACAAGGTGAACAAGACTGACCATCAAGCGCAAGTCCAGCCAAATGACAGAACCGTCACCACCATCATGACAGCCTACGATCTCACAGATCAGGGTCCAGTCAAATCGGAACATGAAGGATGGATTTACGATGGCGATGCCCAGCGATGGGTACGCGTCCCTGACGTTCTGATGAATGACTACCTGAAGCATAATACCCGCTTCAGTGATAAGATCCGGACCAAGCAAGGCCACGAGTCGATGGACGACTACGGCACACCCTGGATTTGGGAGAAGAGGAAGGCTCCGGTCTCCCTTTCTTCTGCAAAGAAGACTCCTGAAGCCCTCGAGCTCTCTGAAGAAATTCATGCTGCCATTGTAGATGCCCCCCTCACAGAGGGAGGCCAGGAAGTATTGGATGACATCATTGTTCAGGGTATGACCAAGCGCACTCCTCTGGAGTCCGTCACACTGGCCTGTGAAAAGGCCAGAGTCTTTGTGGCACATGGACCCCGGATTGTGCGAGGCATCAATGTGAAGAAGAACATCATCGTCACCACCGCCCACGTCATCAGCGGTGATGATGCCCTCCTCGTCCGAAAGGGCGATGTTTGGTACCCAGCTACCATCGTCGCCATTGACAGAGAAACAGATTTTCTCATGATCCGAGTGACCGACAAGCGCTTCCCCATTGGCAAGGACATTACATCCTTCTTTGCCCAAAATAAAGACTTGCTCCATGAAACATCAGGAGCTCTCCTTCTTCCTCTCGGGACAGAGGGGAGTGTCTTGCACACAGGGAAGCTTGTGTGGGATCTTGCCGGCAGATACGGGGGCTGTGAGCGCCTTGTGCGTTCCATCCTCCGTCTCTACTGGCCATCCCCCACAAAACCCACGGGACCGGGCTTCTGCGGTTCTCCTCTCCTCATCATGAGTGAGAAGAGGGGAGCAGCTCTCATTGTAGGCCTCCATTCCTACGCCGGCAATGAGGAACGGTACTCCGGGTGCTGTCTGCTGACTCGCGACATGATCGAACTGGCTCTCGCGAACTCTCACGAGCTCGAGCTCATGGAGATCATCACTGGAACTCTGCAGGATCGTCCAACATCCGCGCAGCTCACCACCTTCTTCCAGAAGGAGAAGGAGACCACCAATCCTTTTCCACCCAATGATCGGATCAGACACTGTGGAACTTTCCCTGACGCTTTCATCCAGCGGAATGATTCCACGGCCTTCAAGATTCAGCCCTTTCCTATCAACAACCCGACCAGGAAAGTGCCCGCTATTCTGCCCAAGGCTGCCTTCCAAGAGGCTGTCAAGCAGAAGTGGGCCATGGACCCCTACGGGCGTCCAAGCAGGGCCTACGCCCAGTTGACGAAGATGGCCATTACCGAGAAGAGCTTTCCTCCAAAGATCGAGGAAGCTCTGGTCCGCGGCGTCACCCAACTCTACATGGACTTGGCTGAGGACGGAGAAATCCGCCCCCTCACCAAGTATGAAGTGGTGAATGGAGTGGCTGCCGGCCCCCTCTCAGGCATTGGGGGCCTCGACATGTCGAAGAGCGTTGGGTTCACACTCAAAAAGCTTTTCAACATCAAG